CTGCGCCAGGCCGAAGTAGCGCGCGTCCAGCACGCGCCACGCCTTGGTGAGTCTCACGCCATCTATCTACTAACTCTTCAAACTCAGCGTCAGTCAGACGATTAGGGACTGTGATTACTCCGCCCGGATCTGCCCCATTGTAAAACAGATTTCTCTGATACTCCGTCGCATAACGCTGCTGCTCAATATTCGGCATGATGCTCGCCGCAGGGCTAGCTCCACGAAACTGGTCAAGAGGATCCGGCATCTTCTCCTGAATAACTTCACTGGTCTTAAGCGGAACCTGCTCTCCGCCCGGACCTGTGTAGATCCAACCAACTAGATAGTCCTGAGGATCAGGAACCGGTTCCATACGGTCCGGCCGGACATACCACATTGCAGTAGGGAACGTTGTGAATTCCATGTCAAGAACCCAGAACGTCTCACCAGCTAATTCTAGGTGCTGATTGCTTCCTTCACGGAATTCAAACCCGCTGAAGAATGGATTAGGATTATCCCATAGCTTACTTGCAGCATGGCTAACAACTTCAATACGCTGATCAGAACCACGGTCTGATGTAGTATACCGCCTGCGACCGTCTACGGGCTGTTTCTTGTAGAGGTGCCACGGAACACCTGCTGGCGCACTCTGCAGCAGTGAAACGATGCTGTAGACCGTGCCAGACTGGCCGTAGGTCCGTAGTTGCGCCTCTTTGGACAGCCGACCGATGCCCAGGTCAAAGATAGAGCTACGACGAAAACCATTGGTAGCCAACGGGACAGGTGTCGGTCGACTCTTGGCCGCACGGTTAGCAAGTTGCCGTAACCCTGACTTCATACTAGGTCACCGAATCCTCATCATCGGCGATCATATATTCAAGCATGATCAATGAAATTCCGGTGACAAGCCATCCGAAACCACTCGACATGTGAAACGCAGCGAAATCAATGCTTGCAACACCAAGTACGGTGAGCGGAATCTCAACTAGCTTAGAGAGAACAGCCTTAGGAGGATTAAGCACAGTAACAGTGGCAATAGTGAGCAATTTCCATGCTCGGATTGCCTTCTGCCGCAAACGCAAATCACCGACCGGGATGCTCACATTAATGTGAGCACGTCGATCGGTAGCGATATCTTGCGGAATAGTTACCACGTTACCCAATTCCATTAAGGCCAGGCATTCCGTTCAGTCCTGGAAGCGTACTGCCTTGCGGAATCACTAACCCTGTGCGTGCCTGCCTAGCTGCCGCAGTCAGATTTGCTGCCCACTCCTCCGCCTTCTCAGGAGTTAATCCGCAGATCATTACTCCCGTTGCAGACATTGGCATAAATAGCACTTGCTGCTTCCCGTCAACCATTGCAATTCCGAAAGTTGCATCAACCTCAGCGAGTGCGGCTAACGGGTTGTGGATCATCATACCCCCCGTAGCTTGGGCAGTCTGACCCATGGCACTTGCCTGGCTAACCTGCGTTACCATGTTCCACTCCTTAGCACAACCTACCACTAAACGACTAGGCAAACCACAAGAGCCTACCAAACTTTTGGTGCACCGTTTAGACTAAATGTCCGAATTCTTGGCCTACCGACTAAGTCTAACTGTGCAACGATATAGCGTAGTGTGTCACAGTTATGAACTAATACACCATTCGCAAAGTATTCATGGCTGCCATCTACCGTTAAATTATACACTGGTACGTGGATAACCTGCTCGTTTACGCTGAGAACATACACGTCCGCAGCACAATACTCTACTGTATCGGTTGACTGTAAACGTAGAAGTCTATCACCATACCGCAAAGCATCCAGGCGGACCCAAGAACCATACACTAACACAGGGTGATTACCCGTACCTGTGAGTGACGTGCCATCAGATAACCGAACGCTAAACACAGTCGCATTCTGCGAAGTCATTCCAGCAGCGCTAACAGTGTGGTACCTAGTGCGTGTTAGCACACGCATTCCTGGAGTTACATTTTCAATAGCAACATTTCCGTGATCAGTCGTAACCATCGTCCCTGCAACTAAACAACCATCATCCATATCTTTAACAGGTTCTTCCTTGCTCGGCTGTCCTTCCTTTCCGGGTGCCCAGACGTAACCAGTAATCTCGTCTGCTGTGCATGTAGGCCGCTTCATATCTGCTAATTCGTTGTCACGATCAACTAACGCATCACGGAATATGAAGATACGAGGCTTTCCGTCACCAGCATCCCGCAAGCGCAGCTGCACAGCCTCAATGCCAGGCTTGACGTCCTTCTTAGCCGCAACCACACTCCGGCCTAAATGGCGCTCAAGCGTCGCCCTATCCTCTGCGTCGTGGTCACAGACAATGGCGTATGGCTCAGGCTCAATCCAGCGCTTACCGTCCGGACGAACGATATTGAGAATGCGCTTAGCTTGATCCTCTACTAGACGCTTAGTGTGATACAGTTCCCGATATAGGTAAAGCCGGCCGTCAGGATCTTCAGCCCAGCATTGCAGAACCATCGGGTGTGTGAATCCAAAGTCAACACTCCACCAACGGCGCCAAGACTGAGGAATCGGGAACGAATCAATGAGATGTTTAGACTCGTCCCAGTCCTCATAGATCACGCCTTCTGCGGCTGCCCAGAGGCCTTTACGCAGCCTCAAGTACCGAACACCGGTAAGACTGTCGAGCTTAGAGAGGTATTCCTTACCACGATCGGTGACTACGCCATTCTCATCGAACAGCGCTGGATTATCCTCGTGATGAGTAGGAATCATCACTGTCTTGCCACTCTGACCACGCAGGTTTAGCCAGTGCGTAGGCGTACTCGGATTGCAGTCTGCGATAATCTGCTGATAAGGCATAACCCAATTACGCAGACGAGTAGTGATAGACTCCCAATCGTCAGTACTCAGCTCTGTTGCTTCTTGTGCAAAGACAATGTCGTATTCCGTTGACATGATCTTACTTGATTTATCCATGCCACCGATGTTGATTACCGATCCGTTAGCATAGCGATATTGCGGAGGGTCCTGCGGTCCGCCACCATGGAATACTACAAATCCTGCATTAAGTAGTTCAGGAATAACGAGCTTTCGCCAAGTAACCAGCGCAGAACTGGCAAGCGACACCTGTGTCTTACGTGTAATAAGGCCACGCATTCCAGGGTACTTGAGTGCTACAGCGTTCAACTTCTCAAGACACGCAAGACTTTTTCCGGTGCCGGCTGGCCCTACCAAGCAAACCTCAGGGTCACGCCGGTAGAACACTTCACGTGGTCCACCACGCGGCGTGTAGTCGTGCGTGAGAACCTCTGTAGTGGTCACAGAGCCTCTAGGTCAACGCCATTGATGTTCATCTGCAACGGGCGTGCCTCAACCACCGTAGGCGAGTCTAGGCCAAGCAACTTGGCACGCCGCTCAGAGATCGCCACTAGCCGATCAACGGCATGGAGCGCGCGCAACTGCTGCGTGCTATTGCCCTCTTTGTTACGCCAGAATATTTCGAGGACGTCACGCTCAAGCGAGTCATACTTCTCAACTTCAAGCTTACGGCGTTCCTCTGTGGTTTCCTGGAGTGAAGTGCGCAGACCTTCACGTACAAGCGCATGCGCAATGCCAGCAGTCACTTGCATGACTTCGGCAATCTGCTTATAGCTCTTGGATTCCGTGCGCATACGAACAGCGTCGTCAATCATCGCTGTTGACACAAGCATCGGATAGCTAGTGCTGCCCTCTTTGTGCGTAATCGGAATATTGAAATCATTGTACGCATTAAGGGCAGACTCAAACGAGTCTTCCTCCATGAAGCCTATGATGACACATCACTGACAAACACAGCAAGAGCCGTGCCAGAACGGTGGAACTCTGGCGCGGCTCTTACCGGATCACTGTGCCCAGGGGCCGGACGACACAGGATCGGTCAGGCAGTCAGGCGTAGTCAGGCAGGCGGTTCGGTAGTCGGAAAGACGCTACCAGTCGTCGGCGGCGGCGGCGTCGTCGGCGGCGGCGTCGTCGGCGGCGTCGTCGGCGGCGGCGTTGTCACGACCGTAGTTGGTGCTGTATGTGTCGACGTTGGCGATGGCGTTGGCGCTGAAGTCGATGCAGCCTTTGGAACCGTGCTCGGCGCCACACTAGACACACCATTCGGCACGAAACCCTGAGTCGTGCTATGTGCACTGTGTCGCTGCGTTGTAGCCGTACGTGGTGCGTACGGCGGAACTGCTGTCGCAGGAACCGTACCATACTGTCCAGTTGACTGTGCGGCCGTCGTCGGCGTATCCGACACAGTCGCACCGGTGTTGCTGTTAACTGCGCTACTGCTTGCAAGTGTATCGTATAGCACTCCTGCAAGTGCACCAAAGATCACAGCATAGACCAGCGAAGTGATGACAAACAGCTTAGTTGGTCCCTGCACTGCAGCAGGGTTCCCGTGGCGCATCACGTGGCCACGTGCAATCGATGCAGGCATAACGTCGATAATGGCCGTAGGTGCTGCAGTGCTTCGGAGCACCTCAGTCGGCGCACTACTCCTGCTGGTGACCAGTTCTGTAGTCATTGCATCCTCGCCTATAGTTCGTTTCCTAGTAGTTAACTTAGCACTAGGAAACGCATATTGCAAAACAAGCTCATCCGGTACTTTCAGAAACTACCGTGACACGTCCGCAACGAACGTGATATTGAACCTCTCGGTGCCACACCAGAGGAGTAGCTGACGGATCAACTACTAGCGGCACTCCCTGGTGACCATACAACTTGGTCAGGTCCGATCGGTCGATGATAGCGATGACCCGCAGCGTAGCAGGCAACTCGGGCCAGACGTGCATGGCGTACGTCTTGGCCTTCTGCGCGGTGTCTGCCACAACAGCCACGACGTACGCCATGCACGTCTCAACTACGTAGTGCCACGTCTCCCGCTTCGGGGACCATGAAACTTCTGCGAGTGCAGCTAGGTCATTGTTGCTGAGATCGTCCGTTGAAATCCATTCAGCATTCACGAGCAGCTGATACGTACTATGCCGTGTGATGCCAATGGAAATCTTACCCTGACGTGCAAGCGCTTGCTTAATCCGGTACATAGATGAATCATCAAGCGCTCGTTTACCGTTGTCGTCGTAGTCCAGTGGAACAGCAACACTCATTCGAAGCGTATTAGTATCTGTACTATCAGTCATTCCTCACTACCTTCCGTTGGGTGACCTCTCGTATCGGCTTCAACCTGCCCCAAGCAATGTGATTCTTGACCGCAGCATGCCAGGGCAATACTGGTGTGCCTGGCACTACGTCAAACGGCACAGCTACATGTCCGTACATGTCATAGATATCCGCTCGCTGGGTGAGCGGAATAATCTCCCAACGCTTATCCAGTCGGACACGTGCACCGTGTGCCATAGCTAATTCTTCGGTCAACGCAAGAACGACGATAGCACGTCTATCATCAAACTTACGTAATTCGTACATTGCCTAACCTTTGTCGCCGTTCACGTTCTTGAATGTTCCATTGTAGTTGTCGGTTTACGGCACGTAATTCTTCGATGATCTGTGCTTGTTGCTCATTTGCCCTTCGCAACTCAGCAACAACGATTTGCAAATTACCGAGACTTGCTGCCTGCTTGAATCTCACGTTCCTTCTCCCTAGACTTAGCACGATCTTTATCACGCTTGAGTGCCGCAATGAGCTTCACCATCAGACTAATATAGACATCCTCATAGCCAGGAACAAGATCTGGCTTGATTCCGCTAACACGGCAAGCGCTGCGCCTACGCGCGTCCTGGGTCAAGATGCTATGAAACTCACAATAGTTGTCCATGCCAGGCTTGCCGCAGCCAAACTCTCGCGAAGTACTGTGCATAACCCTCACTTTGCACGCCGTGCCATCAGGAACAAACTCGTTCGAATCCAAAGTATGCTGCTCGGTAGTCTCGCCGCTCTCGACGCTCTCGA